CAGTGCTAGACGAGATGCAGTCACCGCTCGGGCGGCTTGCTGGCGAGTTGCTGGCTACTCTTGTTCCTTTTTGGAGAGTGCAGCCGAGCGGTTGGCTTGCCAACATGAAATGTCGCTAGAGGCGGAAAGTAACGCCCGGATCGTATGCGAGAACCGACGAAAACCGTGCCTTATACGATACGTTTGGGGCGTCAGAAAAAGTACCTAGGATTTCTTACCAATCAGCGATCCCGGCGGGCATCGATCTCACTGATAACGGGGTGACGAGAACCCGCCGGGATCGTTTTCTGGAAACTGGAAAATGCCTGACATCGCAACCCGCCTGCGTCAGACGCGGGCCAACATGATCGGCAGCGACGACGAGCAGCACTACTGGGATTGCCATGACGCGGCGGCCGCGATCGAACGGCTGCGACTCACCGACGAGGAGCGGGAGGCGATTCGCGAGGCTTGCGACGAGGGGCGATGGTATCCCAAGGACTACCACCACATCGCCACGCTGCGGGGGCTGTTAAAGCGGCTGTCGCCAGACCGGCCAGAGGCTATCGCAGCGGGCGATACTGCCACGCCACCCGAGCCTGCGATCCCGCCCGCGTGGCTGGCCCGACCCTACTGGGTCGATCCCGCTGGCGGTCACAGGTACGGGTTCCCGCGCCTCTACGATCCGGCGACGGATGGCGATATGACCGAGTGGCTGATTCGACACGGCTACCCGGAACGGCTGGCGATGCAGGAGTTGGCGTGTACGTTCACGGCCTGCACAGAAGATGGCGGGAAGTGACAGTTTGTGTGTCGCCCCCCACCCGTTTCCGCAACACATCACATCTGATATGTCTCCCGTAGCGACACTGCGATTCCGCCTCCCCGACGAGCAGGGCGACTTCGACGCCGCCCGGCTGGGACGGCAGGCACTCGTCACCCTGTGGGAGATCGACGAGCGGTGCAGGTCGCTGCTCAAGCATGGCGACCCCAGCGACGAGACGGCACGGCTCGCGGAGGAGATACGGGGGATGATAGACGGGGAGATGCTCGAGGTGTAACTGCAAGCCTCGCCCCTGCACTGCCTAGCCTATAGGCATTGGCCTCGTTGCAGGCTTTGACCTGTGCCACCACCTGGAGCTCGCCCATGTCCGAGATCAAGATCCGCCGCCGCGTGCGTGACGTTGCTATCACCCTGCACACGGCAACCGCGCTGGCCACCACCATCAACCTGAGCGACATGGCTGGGGCTGTGGTGTCGATTGGCACCATCAGCACCAACGCTACGACGCTGCAGATGTTTGGTGCTACCGCAGCGGACGGCCCCTTCCGTCGCCTATACGGTTCGGATGGCTCGGCAGTGGACCTGACGCTGGCCCCCTCGAGCACGGACGGCCGAGCCTACTCGCTGCCCGATGCCGTGTTCGCGTTGCCCTGGCTCAAGATCGTCAGCGCCACGACCAACAGCACTGGCACTGCTGGCGTGGTCGTCATGAAGAGCTGATGCCCCATCGCATTCCAACCCACAGGCCGCTGCCCAAGTCCCGCCGCAAGCGAGACGAGAGCCTAAGGCCAAACGCGGCAGCCCGTGGGTATTGCGATGCTAAGCACAGGCGGTGGCGCAAGGCTGTGCTGACCAGGGATGCGTGGGCCTGCGTTGACTGCGGGCGAATCGACTCGGCCAACCACGCGGACCACGTAGTGCCCATTGCACAGGGTGGCGAGCGGTACGACGTGGCTAACGGGCAGACGCTGTGCATCCGGTGCCACGGACGCAAGACGCTCGAGGAGCAGAGGCTTACCGTCCAGTCACGGAACTAATCATGTCAGACAGTTCGCCTTTGCTGATTCGAGCGGGAACATCAAGGCCAAGTCGTTCTGCATATGCCAACTGCTTTGCGGTGGGCGGATCACGACGCCAGGCATTGGGCATACGTGGCCAGGTTGCCGCACCAGCAATCCCAAACACGGCAGCCATGCCAAGCATGAGCGCCCAGTCGTTTGGCTTGGCTGCAACGAAGATCAGCAGCACCAACGACATGGATGCGAGCATGAACGCAGCAACGCATCGCACCAACCAAATCAGCCAAGATGCCACAGCACACCGTCCTTTCCGGGTGAGGGTTAAGAAGGCTCAATGGTACGCCCAGGCGGGGCGGGCGGCCACCCAGGCGGGGGAGGGCGGGTCGGATCACGGGGGCCTGGCCGGTAATAAACCCCGGTTGACTGCTCTGCGTACATTTTGACGAGTAATCGCAGGAGGGTAGGTCATGGGCAAACGAGGCCCGGCTCCGGTTCCCACCAAAATCAAGATTGCCCGCGGCACGCTTAGGTCTCGCAATAAGGCCGAGCCTCAGCCGCCATCCTCCAGCGTCGCCATGCCCGGCCACCTCGGCGAAGTCGCCGCGGCTAGGTGGCGCGAGTTGCTGCCGCTGCTGCAGGCGGTGCGAGTCATGACCGACGCCGACGTGGAAGCCCTGGCCCGCTACTGCGACACGTACGAGTGGTGGCTTGCCACCCGTGCGATCCTGAAAGAGCAGGGCTGCACGTACCCGATCCTGAACGACGGCGGCGAAATCAAGTACATCGCCCAGCGGCCCGAGGTGAGCATCGCCCACAAGCTCGCCCAGCAGCTGCGGCAACTGGAGCAAGACTTTGGGCTCAACCCGTCCGCCAGGTCGTCGCTCAGCGTCCAGCCGGACAAGCCGGCCACCGACGAAGACGCCGCCATCCTGTTTGGCTGAGTGCACCTGTGCCTCCTGCCGCGCGGTGAAGTTCTTCGAACGGTTCTTCACGCACGCCAAGGGCGACAAGGGTGGCCAGCCGTTCCTGCTCGAGCCGTGGCAGCGCGACTACGTGCGGGCCTTGTTTGCCGAGCGTGACGGCCGGCGGCAGATCCGCACCTCGCTCCTCGCGGTGCCACGCAAGAACGGCAAGAGCACCTTGTGTGCCGGGCTGGCGTTGAAGCTCCTCATGGAGCCTGAGCCGGGCGGGGAAGTCTATTCCTGTGCTGCGTCGCGTGACCAAGCGAGGCTTGTGTTCGATACCGCGAGGATTGCGGTCGAGCAGTCGCCTGTCTTGTCGCAGCACCTGAAGGTCTACCGCTCGGCCATCGTCTGCGAGAAGACGCACGCCACGTACAAGGCCCTGTCCGCCGAGGCTGGCATCCAGCACGGTCTCAACCCGAGCGGCGTCATCTTTGACGAGCTGCACGCTCAGCCCAATCGCGAGCTGGTGGACGTGATGGCCACGAGCATGGGGGCCAGGTCGCAGCCGCTGATGGTCTACATCACGACGGCCGGCTACGACCGCAAGAGCATCTGCTGGGAAATCTGGAAGTATGCCGAGAGTGTGGCGGCCGGGGCCGTGAAAGACGAACGGTTTCTGTCCGCCATCTACGCCGCGGGGCCGAAGGCTGATTGGAAGGACGAGGCGACGTGGACTGCCGCCAATCCCAACCTGGGCGTGAGCGTGAAGCTCGACTTCCTGCGGAGCGAGTGTGCCAGGGCCGTGGAAATGCCCGCGTATGAAAACACGTTCCGCCAGCTGTACCTCAACCAGTGGACTGAGCAGGACACCCGCTGGCTACGCATGGACCACTGGGCTCAGGGCAACTCGGGCTGCCCGGTGCCGCTCGAGGGCCGGGAGTGCTGGGCCGGCCTGGATTTGGCCACCACGTTTGACACCACGGCGTTGGTGCTGCTGTTTCCGCTGGACGATGGCACCTTCTGGGTCGAGCCGCACTTCTGGATTCCCGAAGAGAACGCCCACCAGCGCGAGCGGCGGGACAAGGTGCCGTATCTCACATGGCACCGGCAGGGCCATCTGCACATGACCGAGGGCAACGTCACGGACTTTGACAAGGTGCGGGCCGACATCAACGACTTGGCGAAGAAGTACCAGATTCGGGGCGTGGGCCTGGACCCGTGGAACTCGGCGCAGCTTGGGCTGCAACTGCAAGGGGATGGCCTGCAGATGGAACAATACCGGCAAGGTTACGGCTCGCTCTCGGCCCCGTCCAAGCAGTTTGAGAACTGGGTCGTGAGCGGGAAGGTCTTGCACGGCGGCCATCCGGTGCTGGCGTGGCAGGCCGGCAACGTGGCGATTCAGACCGACAGCGCGGCAGGAAACATTAAGCCCAGCAAGGCACGCAGCACGGAGCGCATCGACGGCATCGTTTCGCTCGTCATGGCAATCGGCTTGTGGCAGAAAGCAACCGCGCCGGCACCGGAACCTGATTGGAACATCACGATCATATGAGCAACCTCACCGACTACCGGATGCACGAGCTGCGGCACTGGGACTACGACGGCCACACGAGCAACCGGACGCCGTCTGGCATCCGGGTCAACGCCGACAACAGCATGGCGTGCTCGGCCTACACGGCCTGCATCCGGGTCATCAGTGACGCCGTAAGCTCGCTGCCGCTGCACCTGTACGAAAAGCTCGCCAACGGTGGCAAGCGGAAGGTGACAGAGAACCCGCTGTACCGTCTGCTGCACACGCAGCCCAACCCGTGGCAGACGGCTCAGGAGTTTCGGGATTGGATGACGGGCCTCTACCTGCACTACGGGGCCAGCTACGCCGAGATCCGTGGCGGCGACCGTGGCCCGGTGTCAGAGCTGTGGCCGCTGCACTCCAGCCGGATGGAAGTTGAGCGGCTCGAGGACGGGACGCTCCGCTACAAGTACCGGGAGCCTGACAGCAACCGGCAGACCATCTACCGCCAGGACCAAATCTTCGCCCTGCGGTTCACGACCGAAGACGGGTTCACGCCCGTGCCGACGTACAAGACGTTCGCCAATGCCATCGGCCTGGCCCAGGCGTTGGAGACGCACGGCAGCACGTACTTCGGCAACGGAGCCCGGCCGGGCATCGTGCTGGAGTCGGATAACCCGATCCCCATTGAGGCGGCCGAGCGGCTGCGTGAGCAGTGGGAGCGGATGCACCGTGGCGCTGACCGGGCCTTTCGTACGGCCATCCTGCCCAACGGCGTAAAGGCCCACGAGCTTACGGGCAGCAATGAGGCGGCCCAGTACCTCGAGACGCGGCAATACCAGGTCATTGAGATTTGCCGCGCCTTCCGTGTGCCGCCGCACATGATCCAAGACCTGACGCGCTCGACCTACAGCAATATCGAAGTACAGGGAACAGAATTTGTCCAGCACTGCCTGCTGCCGCACCTGAAGCGGTGGGAAGCCGCCATCAGCCGCGACCTGATTGAGGATGACGAGCGGTACTTTGCGGAGCACAGCGTGTCGGGCCTGCTGCGTGGCGACCACGCCAGCCGGTCGGCCTACTACGTCTCGGCTCTGCAAAACGGGTGGATGACGATCAACGAGATCC